AGTATGCAGACATGAAACCCGAAGTCTGGGAACAAATACTACGTCCTGCTCTTGCCGACCAGAAGGGTGATGCGATGTTCATTGGTACACCGATGGGACGTAACCACTTCTATGACTTGTATATGTATGGAATGCTTGATGAAGATCCTACGTATAAGTCTTGGCACTTCACGTCATACGATAACCCACTGCTTGATCCTGAAGAGATTAACGTAGCTAAGAAGTCTATGTCTTCCTTTGCATTCAAGCAGGAGTTCATGGCTTCGTTTGAAGCACAAGGCAGTGAGATATTTAAAGAAGAGTGGGTAGAGTTTGATGAAGAAGAACCAGACGTTGGTGACTACTTCATTGCTATCGACCTTGCTGGCTTTGAAGATCTGAGCAGTACAGGCAAGAAGAACAAACGTCTTGATAACACAGCCATCTCTATTGTAAAAGTAAATGAAGATGGATGGTGGGTTAATGAAATCATCTATGGACGCTGGACACTAGACAAGACAGCAGAGCAGATATTTAACATTGTTGCTAAGTATCAGCCTGTAGCAGTAGGGATTGAACGAGGTATTGCAAAGCAAGCAGTCATGTCTCCTCTCACTGACTTGATGAAGATGCGTAACAAGTTCTTCCGTGTAGAAGAGTTGACGCATGGTAACAAGAAGAAAACTGACCGTATTGTCTGGGCATTACAAGGAAGGTTTGAACACGGCTTAATCAAACTAAACAAAGGAGAATGGAATGCAACATTCTTGGATGAGTTGTTTAACTTTCCTAACAAGCTAGTGCATGATGATTTGATTGACTCTCTGGCATACATCGACCAGATGGCGCAGGTGTGCTACACATACGAATACGAAGAAGATGAATTTGAAATGCTTGACCCAATAGCAGGATACTAAATATGGATTTTAATGAAGATAACGAACTAGAGTTTGGCAACGAACTTACCTCATGGATTATGGGGAAGTGTGAAGATTGGCGTGATCACTACGATGACGTATACCGACAGCAACATGAAGAGTACTACCGCCTATGGCGTGGTATCTGGTCTGGTGAAGATCGTATGCGTGAGAGTGAGCGTAGCCGTCTAATCTCACCAGCACTGCAGCAAGCAGTAGAGAGTAGCGTAGCAGAAGTAGAAGAAGCTACGTTTGGTCGTGGTAAGTGGTTTGATATTCGTGATGATTACCAAGACCAAGAACGTCAGGACATTCAGTTCCTCCGTAATCAGCTTGAAGAGGACATGAAGTTTGTATCAGCACGTAAGAGTATTGCCGAGTGTATCCTTAACTCTGCCATCTACGGCACAGGTATCGGTGAACTCGTAGTAGAAGAAGTCACTGAACTAGTACCAGCCACTCGTCCTGTCATGGATGGAGCGATGCGAGCGATTGGTGTAGAAGAACGTAGCCGTTTCGTTACTCGTCTTGTACCTGTACTGCCTCAGAACTTCTTGATTGACCCTGTAGCAACCAACATTGAAGAGGCATTGGGTGTTGCAGTAGACAAGTTTGTACCTAAACACATCGTTGAGGAAGGCATTGAGAGTGGTATTTACTTCGATGTTGACCTAGAAGAAGCGTATGATGACGATAAGATTGCATTTGATACTGAAGAAGACAGCCGTTATGACCAAGACAAGGTGCGCCTGACTACATACTACGGTAAAGTACCAGTAGAAATGTACAATGCTGAGCTGTATGGAGAGGTACTGGCTGAAGGTGAAGAGGAAGATCTAGCAACTGGTGCATACATTGAGGTAATTGCAGTCATTGCTAACGAAGATCAGCTCCTAAAACTAGAAGCTAACCCTTACATGATGCAGGATCGTCCTATTGTAGCCTTTGCATGGGACAATGTACCGTCTCGCTTCTGGGGTCGTGGTGTTTGTGAGAAGGGATACAACAGTCAGAAGGCTCTTGATACAGAACTTCGTGCTCGTATAGACGCTCTTGCACTCACTGTGCACCCAATGATGGCTGTCGATGCATCACGTCTCCCTCGTGGCGCTAAGATGGAGATACGTCCGGGCAAAACACTGCTTACTAATGGCAATCCTGCAGAGATTTTGCAACCATTTAACTTTGGTCGTGTAGATCAGGTTACATTTGCACAAGGTGAGCAGCTAATGCAGATGGTTCAGATGGCTACAGGTGCTATCGACACTGCAGGTATCCCATCATTTGCTGGATCAGAGGCTACAGCAGCAGGTATTAGCATGTCTCTTGGTGCAATCATCAAGCGTCATAAGCGTACACTGCTTAACTTCCAAGATAACTTCCTTGTTCCGTTTGTGAGCAAGGCTGCTTGGCGTTACATGCAGTTTAATCCTGAACTTTACCCTGTAAATGACTACAAGTTCTGTGCATCATCCTCTTTGGGTATCATTGCTCGTGAGTATGAAGTCACTCAGTTGGTGCAGTTGCTACAAACTATGTCACCAGACAGCCCATTGTACGCTACATTGATTCAGTCAATCGTAGATAACATGAACTTGTCTAACCGTGAAGAGCTTATTGCTCAGCTTCAGCAAGCTAACCAGCCTAATCCACAGCTTCAGCAGATGCAAGCACAGCAGATGCAGATTCAGTTGGAGAAAGAGATGGCTACCCTTGAATATCTCAAGGCACAGACTGCAGAAGTCATGACTCGTGTACAGCAGAATCAGGTTGAGACTCAGTTGCTACCATTCGATGCAGAATCTCAGCGTATTCGCAGCATGTCTGTTGGTATGCGTGATGAAGATCCTACTCAGACAGACTTTGAACAGAAGACTAAGGTGGCTGAGCTGGCACTGAAAGAGAAAGACCTAAACATTAAGGAAGAAGCTATGCGTAATCAGTTGCGTATGGCAATGATGAAAGGAGGTAACAATGGTTAAGCAACAGGATCTAAATGATCTAGTCAATGCACTAAATGAAGTACTAGATGGTTTGGATAAGCGCCTTAAGAAACTTGAGGAGGCGGCTGCAAAGCCGTCTTCAAAGAAAAAAGTTTCAGAAAAGTGAAGAAAAGACTTGACAAATGCTGAAAAGTATGCTAGGCTTCACACATTAATAACATACAACAGGGATAAAGTCAATGACTCCTGAGCTAGAAAAATACTATGAAACTTACTTTGATTTATTTACTACTGATGGGTGGAAACAATTCATCGAAGACGTTTCAGAAAGCGCAAAGACATTTGATGTACGCCATGTACCAGACGAAGGCGCACTAAAATTCATCCAAGGTCAGTTAATGGTCATGGACAGAATGCTTAACTGGGAGGCTTCTGTTGAAGTAGCCTACACCCAGCTTAAGGAAGAAGAAGACAAAGAGTAAACTTAGGCGTTGGGCATAAGCCTCTTTGATATATTATCCACAATACTGAGATCAGTACGGAGTTTTTAATGGCAGAGTTTCTTGAAGATCAAGATGAAAACCTACAGTTGGAAGACGGTGAAGAACTAGCTTCCTTTGATGAGCCAACCGAAGAAGAATCACAGGAGCCTGAAGAGGTCAACCCTGTTGAGGAACAAGACGAAGATGATGACGTACCTGATAAGTACAGGGGCAAGTCTGCTAAAGAGATTGTCCGTATGCATCAGGAAGCTGAGAAGCTACTGGGTCGTCAATCCTCAGAGGTAGGTGAGTTACGTAAACTTGTAGACAACTTTATCCTGAGTCAGACACAGAACACCGCACAGCCCACACAAGAAGAAGACGATGTAGACTTCTTTGAAGATCCTAAGAAAGCAGTAGAAGCAGCAATTGCTAAGCATCCGAAGATTCGTGAAGCAGAGCAGATGGCTCATTCTATGCGTCAACAGGAAGCTATGACACGGCTTAAGAGTGAACATCCTGACTATGCTCAGGTTATTCAGTCTCAAGACTTTAGTGCATGGGTTCAAGGATCTAACGTTAGGATGGAACTATACAATCGTGCCGACAAGAACTATGACTTTGATGCAGCCAATGAACTGCTGTCTACTTGGAAGGAACGTAATCGTATCGTGACACAGACTAAAGAAGTTGAAGAGAAAGAACTGAAACGTCAACGTAAAGCTGCAGCAACAGGCTCAGGTAAAGGTAGCGGTGAAGGTCGATCTCGTAAAGTATATCGTCGTGCTGACATTATAAACTTAATGCAAAACGATCCGTCTCGCTACTTGGAACTTGCTGATGAAATAACATTGGCGTATTCAGAAGGGCGAGTCAAATGACCTACGGTCGTTCCTGACTGGAAGTCAATTAACTTATTGAAGGTAATATATCATGGCTCTTGGCTCAAATCATGTAACTAACACCACCGCTGCAACTTTTATCCCAGAACTCTGGTCTGACGAAATCGTAGCAGCATACAAAAACAACCTTGTTATGGCTAACGCTGTTAACAAGATGCCAATGAAAGGTAAGAAGGGTGATACTATTCACATCCCTAAACCTACTCGTGGCGCTGCTTCTGCTAAAGCTGCATCTACTCAGGTTACCCTGCAGGCTGCAACTGAAACTGAAGTTGTTGTAACTATCGACAAACACTACGAATACTCACGTCTGATTGAAGACATCACCGAAGTACAGGCTCAGGCTTCTCTTCGTAAGTTCTACACTGATGATGCTGGCTACGCTCTTGCTAAGCAGGTTGATACTGATCTGTTCGCTGAAGCACAGGCTTCTTTCACTCTGTACGAAGTAGACGGTTCTGGTAACCTCGCTGCTTACACTGCTAACGGTGTTGCTAACGCTTTCACTGACGGTGCATTGCGTGACGGTATCCAGCTTCTGGATGACAACGATGTTCCTATGGATCAGCGTGTATTGGTTGTACCTCCATCAGCTATCAACACTATCCGTGGTATTGATCGCTACATGTCTTCTGACTTCGGTGGTGCTGGTACTATCAAAGGTCAGATCGGTACTCTCTACGGTATCCCAGTAGTTGTTTCTACTAACTGTCCTGCACTAGAATCTGGCGTTAACAAGCTGGGTGTCCTGATGCACAAAGATGCTATCGTCTTTGCTGAGCAGGTTGGTGTTCGTTCACAGACTCAGTACAAGCAGGAATACCTGTCTACACTGTTCACTTCTGACACTCTCTACGGTGTTAAAACTCTCCGTGCCGAAAACGGCATCGGTATCGTACTGCCAGCATAAGGCAGACTCTATGGGTGGGTTCTTCGGAGCCTGCCCTTCTTTCTAAAGCACACTGTAGCACATCATTAGTGTGCTTCAAAAAGAACATAGAGGAGATTCACCTTGGCTATATACCGTGGCGCAGGTGGTGCATCAGATACCACAGATCAAACGACTATTACTACAGTAACTCAAAAAGCTGCAGAGGCTGCCACTAGTGCATCCAATGCGGCTTCTTCTGCTTCTAGCGCAAGTACGTCAGCAAGTAATGCTAACAGCTATAAAGAAGCTGCTGCAACGTCTGCAACCAATGCAGCATCGTCAGCTACTACAGCAACACAGAAAGCATCTGAAGCTACATCAGCAGCAACACAAGCTGTAGCTGCTCAGACTGCTGCAGAGATTGCAGAAGCTAACGTAGCGAGTGCAGAGAGTAATGCTATTCTTTATGGCAACATGGCTAACACCGCAGCAGGTGATGCTATTGATGCTAAGAATTCAGCAGTATCTTCAGCGTCTGCAGCACAGAGCGCATATGCTGATACATTGTTGATTAAAAACGATGCAGCAGCTAGTGCTACAGCAGCGGATACCTCTGAAGCTAATGCAGCGTCTAGTGCAGCAGCAGCGGCAGCAAGTGCTACAGCATCAGCTAACAGTGCAACAGACTCTGCTAACTACGCATCACAAGCTCTCAGTTATTTGAATGCTATTGAGGGTACATATCTTGGTGCACTAGCCTCTGATCCTATTGTTGATGGTAACGGTGATCCTGTTACTGTAGGTGATTGGTACTTCAATACTACAAGTAATAACACCTTGACATACAACGGTACATCTTGGCAGGTAGTAAACCCTGACATTGTAGCCGATACTACACCACAGCTTGGCGGCAACCTAGACACTAATGGCAATGATGTCCTGTTTAAAGACAACGACAAAGCCATCTTCGGTGATGGGTCTGATTTGCAGATTTACCATGATGGCTGGCATAGTGTCATTAAAGATGCTGGTACAGGCGATCTTAAATTACAGGGTAGAAATTTTATCGTATTGGAAGATACGGATGATACAAACTACCTAACAGCGCAGAGTGGCGCAGGGGTAGTTTCTTACTACGCAGGCTCACCAAAACTAGCCACCACCTCCACAGGCATTGACGTAACTGGCACAGCTACGATGGATGGGCTGACTTCTACAGGCGATGTGTTAATAAATGGTGGTACAAATACCCTAGACTTATTTAATGGCTCTGGGCAGTATGCTCTTAATCGTACTTCTACAACTGTGCGCCTATCTTCTGGCGGTAATGTGGCTATAGCCAGTGGCTATCCTACAAGAAACAAATCAGCATACTTTGCCAACAACGGAGACATCAGCTTCTACGAAGATACTGGTACAACTGCGAAGTTCTTCTGGGATGCTTCGGCTGAGTCTTTGGGGATTGGTACTAGTAGTCCTAGTAACTACGCAGGGTACAGCACTTTAACATTAAACAATGCTACTACTGGCGGTGTATATGAAATCACTCAAGCGGGTACTGTTAAAGCGCAGTTCT